ACACGATTCAGAATTAACTCGTAATGAAGTGGTTGCGAGTTCGATTCTCGCCAGCAGCTCCAAAAGTAAAAGCCTTGTAAATGCTGTAATTTCAAGCATGTATAAGGCTTTTTTATTTCAGCAAAAGGCAACAAACGATATGGCTAATGGTCTAATTTGGCACGAATTGACATACGAAATGTTGCACCTAGTGTTGCACCTTATACTTTGCCGTAGTTGAAACAAGAAAAAATATAATATATAATCACCATCGAACGTACATAGATGACCTTTGGGCTCTATGTCTAATTTAGGACTGGGCAGTGTGATGCTCTACCCACATATACCCATGAATATGTGGTTCTGCGCCGCCTAAAAGCTAGCATATACGGCGGTAGCAAGATAATAACGGTAACTAGGGGCGAGAAATTGCCCACAGCAGACCTTTATTATATAGCGTTTATAGTAGTAGTCGCTGCACTGATCAGCAGGCGGATGAGGCTATAAACTTAATAGCACCTAGCGATAAGACGCTCGCGGAATGCCAGCGCTGTAAGTCTAGGAAAGGCCAGAGAGAACCGTACTGATTGCGGTTGAGAGATGCTTCCGCTATGGTGGCATCTTTTACTTTATAAAAGCAACTATTGAAATAATCAATAGCAAGAAATTTAAAATTGATGATATAATTAACTGATAAAAAAAGGAAGGAGGCATGTAATATGTTAAAAGCTATAGATGTTGCTAATTTCTTTATTTATCTATTAAGCGATAAAGAAGATGAAGAAAACGATTTAACAAATATGAAGCTTAATAAGCTTACATATTATGCACAAGGCCAGTTCCTAAAAACAAACGGAAAACCTTTATTCTCAGAAGGTATAGAGGCATGGATACACGGTCCAGTAGTCCCTTCGGTTTATTGCGAATTTAAAGAAAACAAAAATAATCCTATAAAGGACTTTAGCGGTGATTTTGATATATCTAAATACACTGACGAAGAAAAAGAAGTAATGCTCGATGTAGCTCTTGATAAAGGCAGGTACAGTGCAAGCACGTTAAGAGACATGACGCACAAACCAGGGGGACCATGGGCACAACGCTATAACGGAAATCTACACGTAGCCATACCGAACGAACTAATAAGGGAGTATTTCTGCAAGCATGATGTTTTAGAACCCTTAGAGTTAGATTTATCGGATTGCGAGGTAATAGGGCATAGGGATAATGACGGGTATCTAGTTTTGCCTAAAGAATATGACTATTAAAGAATGGGAGATTCATTGGGCTTTTGTTAAATTTGAAGACTCAGACGAGGTAAAGCGAAGACCTGTATTGATTATAAATAAATCAAGGGCAGCTATTGTTAGTCTTAAAATGACAGGAACCGATAGAGGAGACGATGTACGAGAATGTCGTATTGATGAGTGGAGGGAAGCTGGGCTTTCCAAGCCAACGTCTGTTAGGTTAGATAAAGTCTTACGCTTGCAGGAATCTGACTTAGATGGAAAAATCGGAGAACTTCAAGAAAGAGACAAATTAATAATCAGACTAAGGCTGAGTAAAAGATAATAAACGCACGGACAAATCCGTGCGTTTTACTTTGCGTTTATCATATCCCAGCTATCATCTAGGCTATCTAATGTTGTATGAGTATATATATTGGCAGTCGTCTTAATATCAGAGTGCCCCATCAAGTATTGAGCAGTACGAATATCAACACCTTTCTTTTGCAGGTTAGTACAATACGTATGCCTGAGTGAATATGTGGATAAATCATCACCAAAAGGATAAGGTGGTATAAGCTGATTCCTATACATCTTACAGCCCATCTCTATATTTATATCTCGTACAAGACTTTTCCAGGCAAACAATCTCTTTTTATGCGACAAGGTATTGTTTTGAGACGTGGTGATTAAATAACCAGTAGATCCAGTTAGTAAATCACTTAACATATCCGGAAGAGGTACATATCTGTCGGCCGCTGCACTCTTAGTTCCTCGAACATGGATATATTTACGCTCTTTGCTGACAACTATATCTTCGTACTTTACTCTTGCCGCCTCAGAAGGTCGGCAGCCGCATAGGTAAATTAGCATAAAGTATATAGCGTACTGATGCTTTAAAGCACACTTAACAAATACCTCTTGCTCCTCGGCGGTTAGAGAGCGCCTTTTATTCAAGGTACCTGTAGGTTTAGATATATCCGCAGCCGGATTTGAATTAATCAAACCATTATCCACAGCTTTTCTGAATATGAAATTAAGTTTCTGATACACTTGTCCTATAGTGTATTTACTCATACCCTCATACTTATTAATAAGAGATTGGCACATTATAGGGCGTACATCCTTAAGCTTATAATGACCAATCTCACTAACTATATATTTCTCTGTAAAATCTAAATACCTATCACGAGCATCTTCGCTAGAGCTAGTCTTATATGTCTCAACGCATTTCCTCGCCCAATCTCCAAGTGTCATATTAGAATTAATAATCACATGGTTAGCTTTTAGATCCTCGAGCTTTTTCTGATATTTCATTCCGAGCTCTAGTTCAGAGTTTGCCCGGATGTAATATCGTTTGCCATCATATGTAAATGTCTTTGTAAATTTATATCTTTTCATCAAGCCCTCGCAGCATAGATATTAATTAAAATCGATCCAATAGGAAAGCTGGCTAGCCCAGCTACAGTCATATAATACTGATAATCAAAGCCTATATAATATCCTGCGATCCAAACAACCGCACATACAATCATTGGAATGAAAATTGCAAATGCACCTTTAGACGTTAAAAACCCTGCAGTTAAAAAAGCGAATCCAAGGTAATTAAATGAGACAAGATAATAGTCTCTACAAAAAATAGCGAGAAACATAAAGGATATAGGCAATACATAATCAAATAACGCGTATCTAATTTTTTCTGATGTACTACACATGTTAATACCACCTTTCAAATCACGAGTATAAAAAAATAATATATCCATTGAAATTTAAACATTTAGACAATGAATCGTAATGCCAAATTGATAAAATCACGAGCAAATCACGAGTAAATTGTAAGTAACGACCAATATTATTACCTAGCGTGATAAGTTCCTATACACTCTCCAACTATATAAATATCATCTGCATCTACAAGAGTAGGAGCATAATCTGAATTACAAGGTTGAAGCATTACTTTATCGTCCATCTTATATAATTTTTTAAGTGATGCAGATTCTTCTGCTCCCCAGCATACAGCGTAAATATCTCCATCAGAATAATCAAAGGACTTGCGAATGAATGCAAAATCACCATCATAGATACCAGCATCAATCATAGAGTCACCTTTAACCTTAAGGCAGTAATCGGCTTTTATAGTATGATCCACATAGAAGTGACCTTGAAAGTTTTCTTCACAGTGAATACCACTGCCGGCACAAATAGTTCCCAGGATAGGAACTGCGTACGCAGCAGGAGTAATGATATTCGATGGAAGAGGGCGATCTGATTGAACAGATTCTTTGTTGTGCTCCTCTATAAGGTCAGATTTTTCTATATTGAAATAATTAGCCATCAATTCAATTTTATCTATCCTTGGATAAGTATTTGCCTTTATCCAATCTGTAAAGGTGGTGTATTTTATTCCGAGATCCTGGCAAATATCATTTCTAGTTTTGTTGTACAAATCCATATAGTACTGAATGTTTTTTGCCATTATTTTTTTGTTGCCTAATTGTGTACTCATTATCCACCTCCATTTGATATGAAAATAATACGCTAATCTCGTAAAAAACACAATAAAATTTTGAAAAAATTACGAAAAAACCGTTGACAAGACGGTTTAACCGTAATATACTCCAATTATCAAATGAAGAAGAAGCGAGGTGAGCAAGTTGAAAAATGATAAACTGACGCTTAAATCAGTTAGAGCTTTAAGAGGATACACACAGGTTGAGGCGGCTAAATTGATTGGAATTAGCCCAGACACCCTGTCAAATTATGAATGTGGGAAGAGCTATCCAGATATCCCTATTCTCAAAAAGATTGAAGAGGTATATCAGATAAGTTACAACGACATTATTTTTTTAGTTTAAAATTACGGTTTAACCGTATAGGAAGAGCGAGAGCTGAAGAGGTTTAAGAATGAAACAATCAAAAAAGAAAATAGTTCTTAAAGTAAGAAATATAAAAATTGAATCAGTTAACCCGGGAATTATAGGGTTCGTTGGTGATTTTTTATCCGAAATTCCATTTTGGATACATGGAGGTCTAATGCGTCTCGAAAAATCAAAGCACAAAAACTTAATAGAGTTTTGCATCAGCTGTATTTCGGCAGTAATAGGAAGTCTCTTAGCCCTCCTCATTTTACGAAAAACTGGGTGGCTATAAGAGAAGTTATAAAAGCTACAACAATAGGGGTTGCTACCGATTTAAAAATAAACTCTATAAATTTAGCTAATAGATCCTCTCGATAAAAAAGACCATTACAAGAAATATCGAAATAAGAAGGTAATCCATTCTGATCCATCTTAAGTTCAGAAAGATAATTGTGCTCATAGAGAGAAACTACTGCTTTTACAACTTTATCTACAGATTTTTTCTCTACTAAATCATTGAGGTCATTGTAACTGTGAGCGTTTTTATTTCGGCAGCGATTCAGAATTGTTCGTCTAATACCTATTAGCAAGTACATGTTAAAACTCCTTTTTTAAACAAAAATTACACTGAAATTATAGCAGAAAGGAAAAACAAAATGGAAATTTCTAAATTAGAAGCTACAGAAAAAATGCTAGAAGAAACTCGAAACGAACTAGCTCGCACAAGAGAAGAACTGCACAATGCCAAAGAGGAAGTTAAAAGATTAACACCTAATAGCGAACCAAGATGTGGAATAAAAAACATAACCATTTCAAATTGTGTTCTAAAAGAAGCTCAAATTGTTACTGAGATACAAGAGTTGCTAGCTGATGAAATTAAGGCTCGACTATCAAAGGGTGTGTGTACAAGAGAAATTGCGCAGTTGGTCGAGCCTTTGGCCAAACTGAGGATTAAAGGCTAACAAGAGATTATATATTAAAAAACTCAAAAAATAGGAGAAAAAACAAAATGGATACAAACACCACAAGACAAATTATCTGTACAGCAATAAGAGATACCCTACACGCAATGAATACATGCAAGGACCTCGACATGATAATCGTTACACCAGATAAGGACGAAGTGCTCTTGTCATACGGAGATAAGGCACTACGCGTAGATATTCAGGATATCCCGGAAGAAGAACTACCGAGATTCTTAATCGCAAAGATTAACTATGAACAGAGAATGACGTTAAACGACTATCAGCACGAAACGCTGCGAACAGGAAAAGAAGTGGGCGTAATCGAATCTGTAATGGGAATGTGCGAAGAGATCGGAGAAGTAGTAGGCAAAATCAATAAGGCTACATTTAGAAAGCACGATGCAGATGTGGGAGAACTAATTGATGAACTAGGCGATGTTCTTTGGTATTTATCCATCACCGCATATAACGCAGGTGTACCGCTAGAATCGGTTGCAAAACTCAACCTAGCAAAGTTAAAGCTAAGATACCCAGATGGATTTGATGTAGAAAGATCCAAACACGAAGAGGAATAAAGATGGATAGGCAAGCAATATTAAACGATCTTAAAAAAGAATATGGTAGCTTTCCGACTATATCAGATATATCAAGATATCTAAAAATTAGCCGTGCAAGTGTAAGAGACCTAATGAATGGCGTTGAGTGCTTGCCGGACGGAAGAAGCAAGAAATATTTTGCAGGGGATGTAGCAGACAAAATCTACAAGAATAGGAGTATGTAATGAGCAATAAAGAGTTATTCAAAGCCATATTTTCGGACGAGGAAGGTAACTTCCAGATAATAAACCTAATCGGAACTATCTGCCTAGCGCTGCTATTCCCTACGCTACACATATTCCTATATGCGCTAGGGTGCAGATAAAAGCGAGGCTAAACGTGGATAAGTTTAAACCTATTGAACCTTGCATTATCAAAGTGATTAAGCTAGCGCATGAAATGGTCAATAGCGGTACGATTGCAGGAGCAAAAATAACAACATCAGATGGATATGTAAATCTTAAACGCATGAATGGCAAAGTAACTGCGCAAAGAGAGGTACGACATGGATATTGAAAGACGAAGAAAGTATTTTAAAGGAATTGTATCCGAATCAGCTATTACTAGAGAGTTCACTGATTATGAAGAACCTAGACTAGAAGTATGCGAAGAAAATAGTGTGTTGTCAAATATAGAACCTTGGAGCGATGAAGAATTGCGAACAATTACATTCGATTAGGAGACTAGCCAAATGATGGAATATTACAAAACATGCGCCTATCCAAAGCCGCAGACCAGGAAGAAAAAGAAGAAGCAAAACGGATATAAGGATAAAGCAAGTAGATTCTGCGCGTATTGCGGAAAACCTTACGCTGAAAGACACGAGGTATTTGGTGGATCTAATCGCCAAATAAGTATAGATCTAGGCTTTCAAGTGGACGTGTGCCACGAGCACCACGAAGAGCTACATATGAACTGTAGCAAGTGGGCACAAGAAGAGAACACTAAACTAAGACGCTTTTATCAAAAGAAATACGAAGAAGAAAAGATAGACGAAGGAATGACACCAGAGCAAGCACGTAATGACTGGATGATCCTTATAGGAAGGAACTATTTATGAATAGATGGAAATCAACAACAACCATCCCAAGTATAAATCTAAATGTAAATCAAATCCTACATAAGGCAGATTCAATAGATGACACATTAACGTACGAGTCTGTGAAAAAAGGATTTGCCTATGTAGCAAATAAGGAAGAATTCTTAATTCTGAGTGCATCAAATGGCTACCTCAGAATGACTTATGAGGAGCTAGAGGAAGTTAGAAAAGAAATAACAGGAATCTTAGAGGAAGTAGATAGGAAAAGATGGTAAACGTAGGATGTGTGTGTGACAGGTGCGGACACGAACACGGAACGCCAAATGACAACAGGTCGTTCCGTTGGTGCAGGCGAATTAAGGGGACCATCTGTGGTAAATGTTGTAGTGAATGCGAATACTGTAATGATTGGCGCTGCACCTACGACCCAGCAGGAAGAGAAAAAATGCGAACGCTGGTATATGCGAATAGGGCTGACGAAAGAACAATAGCTAAAAATGAAGATGTTGCTAAAAAAGTAAGCATTACAACAAGAAGGATGATTGAACAAGCTAACGAAAACCTAAAAGCGGAGATAAACGCTAGAGAAGAAGAATACGACAAACTACGCGCCAGGGAAGGCGAAGAACCAGAAATGTTTTAAGGAGATAAGCATGAGTTACGAAACAAACGATGAAATAACAATGGATGCATACATTGAAGAAAAAATAAACACAAAGTTACCTAAACTATTTTTTATCTCACAGCCAATGGCTGGCAAAACAGATGTAGAAATAGCTGCTGAAAGAACAATGATTAAAGAAAGAATTAAGAGAGAAATTAATCCTGCGGCCATCTTTATAAACTCAGTGCTAGATAGAGAAAAGATGAAAAAAGAAATCAAAGATAAAAAAGTTAAAAGTGAATCGCTTTATTACCTAGCGAAATCACTAGAACTACTATCTACTGCAGATATGGCAGTATTCGCGCATGATTGGCTTTCCGCCAGAGGCTGCCGAATTGAAGAAACGGCAGCTAGACAGTATGGAATTGACGTGTACTACATATAGGAGAAGCAATGAATATAAACTACTGTGAACTTTGCGGCTGCGGTACCGCAAGAGAGAAGCGAGAAATACTTACACTAGAAAGTTCAGACGGAAAGCAAGAAGTACACGTTTTATGCAAGGCGTGCGCTGATGCATTGAAGAGACAGTTAACAAGGAATAGCAAATGGACTACAAAATCATAGAAGAGCTAGCCACTCTATCGACAGATAGTAAGGGCAGAAAAAAGAAACTTGTAAAAATATCTTGGTATGGTAAAGAGCCAGGATATGAAATAAGGGTGTTTGATAAAGACGGAACGCCACTTAAAAGAGCAATGCTAACAGAAGATGAATATCAAGAGTTAGCAAAATTTATGATAGGGAACTATTAATTGGAGATGCAGATGACTAATTATGAACTAATCCAAGAAATGGAAACGTGGCAACTTGCTAAATTCTTACGCAAAGTAAGTGACGGTGAAACAGAATTTACAATCTGCGATCGTATATGTGATGAATGCGCTAATGATGTAGAAATGTGTGAAGCACTAATTGAACGATGGTTAAAAGAGGATTGTGAGAATCCAATTGCGAAAAAACCAATAGAACTTGAACCTTGGCGAAAAATAATAACAAGACAACTAACTGATGAGGAAAAGGAAGAATACAAGGACCTCGGATGGGATTGTATATTAGAAAATTTACCAAGTTATGAAGAGGACGTACTTGTTACAGATGGCGACAATGTGTGGGTGGATTACTTCGAAAAAGATGAAAACGGCTGTGTGTATCTTGGTGGAACTGATGAAAGCGTAGACGGTGTTGTGGCGTGGATGCCAATTAGGGAGTGCGAATTGTAAATTTTGACAACTAAGGAGAAACACAAAATGAAAATGCTGCTTAAGTATCCAGGAGCTAAAAATCGATTAGCTCCGTGGATAGTGAGTAATATACCACCGCACAAAGTGTACTGCGAACCATTTCTAGGAAGCGGCGCGGTGTTTCTAAACAAAGAACCTGCGTACAACGAAATTTTGAACGATATTGACGATGATATTTATAACTTTTTCAAGATCGTTAGAGAACAATCGGAAGAATTCAGCAGATTGATAGATACCACACCATACTCGCGAATTGAGTACTCAAACGCATTTAATGACGAACCTATATCAGAAATAGAAAAGGCGCGTAGATTTGCGGTGAAATGTTGGCAAGGCTTCGGCTGTGGGAATACTTACAAGACAGGCTATAGGCGAGGCATAGGCGATACGAGCCCAAACCCCGCTAAAGCATGGGAAAAACTACCAGCCACAATGCGACTTGCGGCTGAGCGATTAAAGAATGCACAGATTGAACAAGTTGATGCATTAAAGCTAATCAAAGATATGCACGGAGAGAATACTTTTATCTATATAGATCCTCCATATATGAAGGGCACAAGGGTAAAAAAGAAACAATATACCCACGAAATGACAGATGAGCAGCACATGAAACTGCTGCAAATTATCAAAGAAAGTGACTGTAAGATCATGATTTCCGCGTACGAAAATGAGCTGTATAACACAGAGTTGATAGGTTGGAGAAAAGAACATAAGTCAACTACAGCCGAGTGCTCGAGACGGAGAACGGAAACGCTATATATGAATTATTAAGGAGCAAACAATGGACGAAAGAAAATTTATAAAGAAGTGCAAAGAGCTTGTAAGAAATTATTACAACGACAGAGTGGAATCAACCGATAAGAACGGCAAAATCACAACAGAAGATGTATTTGTCGTATGGTTCTGCAAAGCATTACAGAATTCAAAGGCTTTACTTAGTACCAACGTGCCAGACGGTATGTATTATGAGGTCACCTACAACGGAGATAAGAACGAGTGCTATCTTGACGCCTACAAGAAGTGGCAGAACGTTTGCATTGAGATGTAGGAGCAAGACATGAGAGAGATAAAATTCAGGGCGTGGGATAAAAAGCTAAAAGAGTGGACGAATTATTCAATCAGCAACATTGACGATATCCTTATAGATTTTTACAACAAAGAGACTGGTTTTTGGGAAAGCGACCGAAGGGGCGAGCGATTTATTTTATGCCAATATACAGGGTTAAAAAACATTAATGGAAAAGAAATATATGAGGGTGACATCGTAAGAGCGGTGGGCTTCTCAGAATGGATAGGAGTTGCAAAATATTCCGACAAAAATCAAGCTTTTGTATTTGAATGCATAGATAAGAACTATAGAGGAAACATAGTATTTATGAGTCAATTTGGGCAAGGTTTCAAGATACTTGGCAATATCTATGAGAATCCCAAGTTATTAAAGGAACTAACAAATGATGATTAAATTAATAGGTGTGATATACGGGAAGCACAGTAAATTATACAGAAGATTTATTGATGCAAGGGAAGTAAAACAAACAACATAGAAATAATGTGCTATGCAAGTAGCGGACACCATAAGTTATTTTTATAAGGCAAACAATGATGTAAAAATGATAATCTCTCAAACCAACGTCCGCTACTTCATATATATAGGAGTAAACAATGATCGACTTAATACTTACATTATGGATATTAGGAATTATAGCAGGAGTTAACGCATTGCTATTCACTGCGCTAAACAAAATGGAAAAAGCAAACAAGCTATATCTAGCAGCAGATTTGCTTATCTCTGCAGGATGCCTAGTGATCCTATACTGGATATTCATATAACTAATTGCTATGACGGCGGCGAACATAAAGACCCTTTCTGAAAATAAATATACATATAAGAGCACAACATAATTAAGTAGTCATATTCGCCGCCTCATATATATAAGAAGAAAACATAAAAAATAAGAAAACAATCACCAGCCGCGAGCTGGTTTAAAAGTTCAATTGAGTATTAACAAGTCGACGAAAAAACATAGATATGATTAGAACTAAAAAATATAACTGCGGAAATTATCAAGAAATAGAAATATTTAATGTATCGCCAAGAAAAAGAAAATATGAGAGAGCAAGGAAGGTAAAAGAATCTACACCGGCACAAAAAAATCTCAACTCTAAAAGAGCACAGAGATATTTTGCAAGGCTGTGCAATCTTAATTTCACTGAAGGTGATTACAGCGTAGACGCTACATATGATGATGCACATCTTCCGGCTAATAGAGATGAGGCGTTAAGAGATGTTAGGAACTACACGCGTCGCGTCAGATATGAAATGGCGAAGCGTGGAAAAGAAGATATTGAATTTGTATATGTAATCTCAAATCACAAAGGAGATGATACAGGTTCAAAAGCGAGATGTCACATCCATATGATTTTTAAAGGCGCAGATAGAGACGTTCTAGAAAAAAAGTGGAAAGCTGGATATTGCAATACAGATAAACTTAGATTTAGCGAAACAGGAATTACAGGAAAAGCCTTATACATGGCAAGGCAAGGAAAAAGCAAAAGGTGCTGGGGCGGTTCTTTAGGCTTAAAAAAGCCGGAGCCGATTGTTTCAGATAGAACATTTACAAGGGGACAGGTAGAGAGAATCATAAACGATCCAGGAGACGGAAGATTTATTTCAAAGTTAATAAATAAAAATAATAAAACTAAATACGTATTCACAGATTGCATAGTTGAACACGACGGCAGGCAGGTCGGATTCTTCTCAGAAGATCCAGGGGACGGCCTCGGATTTAGCGTGCTAATCAGAATGAGGAGAGAATGATGAGCTATTACATCAAGTGCCCTTTTTTTATGGCGCATAAAGAAAACACGATCACGTGTGAAGGCTGCATGCATTTTTTTGACACAAAGAAAAAGCATCGAAAACAGATTGAGAAGTGTGAAGAAGGCGGAACTGAATGCAGATACGCCAAAAGGCTTTTTGAGTGCTACGAAATATATCAAGATTCACCAGACTTAGAATTAAGATTACATGAAGTTTATGCGGACGAAATGAGAAATCAAATATCCACGCTCGTTTGGAGATTAGCTAGAGAAAAGAATAACCAAAAGAAGCTCAAAGAAAATTACGAGAATGCTCTTGAAATCAAAACAAAAGATATAAACAGACTCACTAGGCAGCTCATGCTAGATAGAAAAAAGGTAGCAATCAACGAAAAAACAATCCTAGCGTTAATGCATGAGAACAATCTCGGTATGGCGAACATTAGCGAGCTTGTGGATAAGTATAGAGATAGTGAATTAATTTTTGATGCAAAAAGCGGAAAGGTGGAAAAGAAATGAACGCATTAATGGATGGTATTATATTTATAATGATTAACGCCCAGGTAGGAATAGAGGTAGGTGCTACAGGATGGAGCTATTTTTAAGCAAGAGAAAACGAGGGGAATCCCCTCGTTTTTTATTAAGCCACCTTTATAATTTCTTGTGGTGCGAATGAAAAGTATAGATCGCTGCCAACCTCCGAACTCTCACGCTCGTATAATACTATTGCCCTATCAGGTGCAGCAGATAGTTTTATCTTTTCAATTGCATTTTCTTTAGTTTCAAAAGCTCCGATGCGCACACCTTGTTCAAGATCTCCTGCATATGGAACGGATGACACTCCGTCAGAATCTTTCATGAACCAGTAAGCCGTGTAATACTCTTCACCATTTGGTCTAATTCCATACCAGCAATCTAGCGAGTTCAGATATTCTTTGCAGTTGATTTTCTTTGTAATTTCGTTTAACATAATTATAGCTCCTTTTAATTATCAGTGGTGGTAATTTCTAGGGTGTTTCGAGCCGTTGCAGCGGCTCGATTTTTTTTTTTTTTTTTTTTTTACCTGTTTAA